AATAAAACTGAAGCAGAAGAAATAATTAGAATTATCAGATTCTTCAAGCAAGGGATGGCTCCAATCAGAACCGAGGGTAATCTTTTCTTACTAGCACCACACACATTCCAGGTTCACTATGTTCATGCTCCTTCAGATGGAGAACATCCCTACATAGGAAAGATGAAAGAGTGTGCTCTTAAAGTATTCAATACTGATTATACTCCTGAGAATAATTACACAACTCTGAAAGATGGTTTTATGACATCATACACCATCACGATGGAGTTTCAAGAACTTGAACCTGTATATAATGATGATTATACAAATCTTGATGGTAATGCTGATACTCAAATAGGTTTCTAAAATGTCAAATTATTTCAAGAAGGTTCCTAACTTTGAATACGTCAGCAGACTCCCTGATGCTAATATATCAGACTATATTCCTGTAAAAAACTTATTCAAAAAAGGTGCTCTCAGAGAGGACATCTTCCAAGATCTTTCGTTCTTCACTAAGTATCAAATTCAAGGAAGTGATCGACCCGATAATGTTGCGTTTAAAGTTTATAATGACTCAAGTTTAGATTGGTTGGTGTTGGCAGCAAATAATGTGGTTAACATCAAGACCGAATGGCCTATGACACAACTTGAGTATGATCAATATCTTTTAGATAAGTATGGAACGTATGAAAAAATAAATGAAGTTCATCATTATGAAACTTTAGAGCAGAGGAATGGTAGAAATGTAATCGTCGTTCCTAAGGGATTAAGAGTTGCATCAAATTATAGTGTCACTTACTTTGATAATTATGATGGCGGTATGGTAACTAAGTATCCAGTCAAAACTGTAACCAACTATGATTATGAAGAAAGTCTACAAGAAAAGAGAAGAAATATTTTTATATTAAAAGCAGCATATCTACCCATCGTCCTTGATGATCTAGAAGATATCATGACATACAAAAAAGGATCCAGTCAATATAAGACTGAATCCATGAAGACTGCTGATAATATCAGACTATTTGAGTAGATTAATATAAGCTGCGACGACCAAAAGAGTCAGGCACAGTTGATTGTATCTCATCACTCCTCAGCAAGTTTCTGGAAGTAAGACAGGGCATCATCTTCATCTTCACTTGAGGAAGACTTGGGAGTGATGTCAGGTGCGTTGAAGTCAGCAGTTGGTTCAGGACGACGGGACTTGAACTCAGGAGTGAAAGATCCACGATCATCCTCCTCGTTTGAAGTCTCTTCATCATAACGTTGTGGTGCAGACTTCTGACCCAGAACCATCTTCAGACGATTCTGCAGTTGATCATAGGACTTGAACTGGTCAGCAGCAGTCAAAGCAGTCAACGAATACTGCTTCTTCCACAGTGCTTCCAAAGCATCGTCATCATCCAGCAGAGGAGAAGATGCTGCGAACTCAGATGAATCATAGTTCCAGTAACCTGCAACCTTCTTCAGTTTGAGTTTGAAGTTAGCACCCTGCCAGAAGTCAAAAGGATTGATGGCAGTCTCATCCTCATACTCAGGTTGCATGGCTTCCATCACCTTGTCGAAGATCTTCTTACCGAACTTATACAGGAAGACACGACCTTCGTTCTGAGGGTTTGCTTTGTCCTGCACAACATAGATGTTGGCATAGTAGGACAGTTTACGCTTCTGCTTACGAACGGTGTCCTTGTCAGAATCAAGGCCACTGTTCCACAGTTCACGATTGTGCTCAGACACAGGATCCTTTCCACCAAGAGTGGTCAGGGAGTTTTCGATGTACCAACCACCAGGACCTTGGAAGGCATGGGAGTACATCTTTGCCCAAGGGAGTTCTTCTCCATCTGGTGCGGGCAGGAAACGGATAACTGCGTATCCATTACCAGTCTTGTCCATCTCTGGTTTCCACAGACGGTCATCTCCACCGCTGCTAGTATTATTCATCTTCTCGACTTCTTTAACCAGTTTAGAAGTCAGGGAACCAAGAGAGGATTGCTTTTTAAGATTTGCGAAAGACATAGGATTAGTTAGATTTGTACGGATTTGGCTTGTGTGTACCCCGGTATTCTACAGGTCAGAACCAGTCTTGTCAATCTGGTCCTTCATCACCTCAAGCATTTGTGACATATTATTGAATACCATATTCATGTCAGTCCCTTTCGGGAGACCCATCATAGTTGCGGACTCAAGAATCCGCTCTTTCATTTCTTTTGCCTCAGGGTCATCAGACAAACTCAAACGTGCATAAAGAATCTTCTGTTTGTCCAAAAGTTTTTCGAGCATCATAACATGCTCAAGCTTTTCCTCTTTATCCATCGAAGGAAACTTGAAGACGTTCTTGTAAACATCATCTTGAATCTCACTTATTGCCGTCATTTCTGCACGGACTACATCGGAATTGAAAAAACTCATTACCCTAAAACAACCTGCTTAAGAATTTTTTTATATCGTGATACCTCAATATTTAGGAATGGTGAATACTTCTTCATCCTCATGCTGACGGTTTCCCACACTGGATCAGAGAGTTTATCATCCCAATTCTTTTTGAATCCAAGTATCCTATCGAGAATGACCAGAGTTTCAATTGATATGTCATCTCTAAGATATGATTTCAGAATGTCTGGATGACGAGATCCATCCATAGAAAACATAGCATCAAAATTATTATCTGAAAAGACTTTCTCTGTCTCTTCCTTAAAAAGATATGAGAGTGATTGAGTTCTCTTCTTCCATGAAGTGTATCTACCTTCACCTTCGCGTATCATTTCTCCTATCCAAAGCTTACTTGGATCAGTGCAGGTGATAAAGTTTGATATGAAGAACTCAATTACTTCTTTGTCATCTTTGTTTCGTGCTAGTTTCTCGAACCAGAAACGATCTTTCCTCTTGTAGAAAGACTGGACGGTTGCACGACTCTTTCCACAATACTTGTGATAGTCATACTTCTCTTTCGTGAAGTGGTTCTTCAGAGAGAGGTATTGCTTGTAGGCATCAAAGGGCATCATCAAAAAAGTAATAAGGGGATTTTTGGCCGGAAAAATTTTTCGCCCAAAAATGGAATCAAAGAGGCAATCTAGCCCGGGAACTTCTCTTCAGAAAATTAAGTTCTAATGCTTCACATTTAATTTTTTCTTTAAGAGGTTTAGATATAAGTTTCGGAACAGAGTCTAAGTCGATAGCATTCTGCTCACAGAAGTGAACTACTGCATCAATATAACTCATCCCTTCTGTCTTCTGCACCAGGGATTCGATCTCCTGTGCAAACCGTGAGGGGCAGAAGAATTTATTTTCTAGTGCTTTTTCTAGTTCATTCTGCATTCTCTGCCCTAAGATTGTGAGATACAAATTCCTTAATGTAACGTACTAATAGTTTAATATAATCCCCTTTGTTTCTTTTGTCAAATACTTTAACCTCACCACCAGGAGTGACCATGATGGTAATGAGTTTCTTTACGGGGATGCCAGTCAACTCATAGTAAGCAGATGCATAGAACATTTCCTGAACGAAATAGTTCTCCAACCACTCTTCTGGTTTAATCTTATCGGATGTTTTAAAATCGATGACTGCGAGTTCGCCTTCGTACTCTCCGATACAGTCAACGCGACCAGCTAATCCAAGATATTCAGAATAGAGGGTCCTTTCTATAGCGTGTATATTATTTATCTTGTCCAGATATGGTCGTGCATAGGTAAACATAAACTTGGTCAGAGGTTTAAAGTCGTCCCAGTTTATTTCTTTGTTTAACATATAGAGTTCAGTTGCTGCATGGAAGTCTGTTCCACGCGAGGTTGCTCTCTTTGTAATGCGATTAGCTTCTTCAATACCAATTCGCTTACGCCACTTGACAAAGATCTGTCGATTGTAGAAAGAAGTTACAGATGTAATAGAAGGCACCCAGTCTCCACTTGGAAGGTTGTAGAGACGGATGCCGTTTGTTTCTTTTTTGTTTAGTTCAAGGTCACCGAGAAAATTATGATGAGTAAAATTCATAAATTAAGTTCCATCTTCGCAAGTAAGTATTCTTTCACCAGTCCAGAGCGAACGATGTCCTCTACTCCAAACTCAACAATATCAACTGAGGGCATGATACGTAAGACTTTCATGAAGTCCGCAATACCATTCCTCTCTCTGTCTTTAATAAGATCAGTTTGAGTAGCATCTCCACAGAACATAATCTTGGAGTCTTGTCC